GGCACGGGAAGAGAGGCTCGAACTCTATGGAAACTTTCTCCCTCCTTCCCTATCTTGATATTCAAGCTGTTACGTTTTCGAATTATGTGATTATTTTATATTGTTTGTCCCAAATCTGTCCGACTTTCAGTGGGGTTAACCAACTGATTCATTTGCTCTAAGAGTAGAATTCTTTTATCTTTCTCTTCAAGCAGACGTTCCAGCAATTCGATTTTTTCTTTGTACTGCTGCTCATTATCTCCATGAGCTGATGGATAAGCCTTGAAAGGTTTCTCCCGTTCAAAAAACACGTCCATCGACACCCCGAAAAAATCCGCCACTTTCTCCAGACGTTTAACGGTGGGATTCCCGTTGACAATCTGAGCCAAAGAAGCATTGGCTTCAGTACCAAGGTATCTTAAAAGTTCCTTGTTTGTAACCTTCTTATCTAACAATAATTGTTTGATAACATTACCATTATACATTGTATTATCATTTTTATCTCTTTCAAAAAATATATCTATAGATACATTGAAAAAATCAGCAATCTTCTCTAATGTATTGCAGTTAGGAACGTTTGTTCCTTTTATTATATTATCAAGAGTGGCTTTTTGTATATCAGCATAACGATAAACATCAGCTTTCTTAACCTTCCTCTCTCGTATTAATTGTTCTATGATATATCCTTTGAACATACTTGCTTTAATTCTTATTTAATAGAATTTGTATTGTACGTTCCTTTTCAGACAATAATTCTTTAAGATGTTCAATTTCCCTTTGACACTCGTTCAATCTTATATCTCCTGAAACTAGATTTCCATTACCATTTACACTATGACCTATACTTGAATGAGTCATTTTCTCATTATCAAAGAAGTAATCCATTGATACTCCGAAAAATAATGCTATCTTTTCTAATTTCTTTGAACCTATATCTGAGCCTTTTAAAACGTTTTCTAGAGTTTGCACAGATATACCAACCTTTTCACAGAAACCCTTCTTAGTCAATCTGTTGCTCTCTATTAATTCAACTATTCTTTGAGGTACAAGCATATATTATTTAATTTTTAGCCATTCTAAATATCAATAAATATTGAATTTACAATAAATAATACTTTGATTATTATCAATAAATCTTTAAGTTTGCACTATAAATTTAATAATTAAATCAATAGCAAATAATATAATCATCTAAAAAGTAACAGAAATGGTAATATCTAACTATTATTTATCTCTATCGGGTAAAGTGAAAAGTAAGTTCATTCAAGATGTGATTGAATTGTGCGGAATATCCTACCCTTCTTTCTTCTACAAGATGAGAAACAATTCCTGGACCAAACTTGAACGCGAAGCGATAGAGAGGTTTATTAAAAAAGAAAATGAGAAATCAAGTTGAGTTCTACAACACGCCATCAGGCTATGTGATGTGTGATGACGGCAACTATACGACTCGGCTATCAGAATCCAGCCGGGAAGTAATAGATGAATTACTGGATACTATACGAGAGTGTTATTCCGATGCGTACCGCGCACTTGAACAATGCTATTCCAAGTCAAGCAAAAATTCCAGATACCAAAAATTCAGAATAGTGAATCGCTTCATACGATGTAATTGTGGAGAACTGGATACCCAAAAGATAGATTTTATCGACGGGAATATCAATATCGAGCAAGTACATTGTCCTCTGAGAGGTTCCGGTGACTGTCAGTATGAAAATGTGATATGCAATCCCAAACGTACATCAGCCCTTACCGTAAGGCAGCTACAAATAGCAGCCGCACTAGCCGAAGGACTTACCCCGCAGGAAGTATCTGACAGATTATATATCTCAATCCATACGGTGCACAATACCATACAGGCAATTAAGGTAAAACTAAACCTCAAGAATACAAGTCAAATTATTACCTGGTATAACAATTTTGAATTATGATAGATACTTTATTAATAGCTATTGTAATGGTTACAGATACCACTACAATGAAAACAAGATTCCAATCTGCTTTTCGGGATGTCGATATGGTATTCAAAGTCAGACAAATGGTATATGAAGAATCAAAAAAACAGAGTAAAATATACTGGTTCCCAGTTAAAGTTTTCGAGAAAAAGGAGGATTAAAATGAACAGATTGGATGTAGCTATAGCCAAAGCAGAGACTTCTTTAAACAAAGCAGATTTGGCTTTACAAAATATCATTCGATATATTAAGTTTACTGATTTTGAGACCAATGATGAGCCTAATATATCTTCTTGCAATGGTAGTAATGAGATAATATTAGAATGGCATGGAAGTGAATTGAATAAAAATCAGATTATTTATGAAATGAGAACAAAAGGTTTTATTGAACCGAATGATTTTGTCGGTATAAGGTATTAATAATTATGATAAAAAAAGATTTTATAAAGAAATTCCCTGACGTTAAAGTACAACAGTTTGAAACTTTCAATATTCTTAGCAAAAAGGAAATAATGAATATTGTCGAGCAAGCCATGACATCATTAAACATGGGGCTTATTTACTACCATAGTTCAGGTAAAAAGATAACCTGCTTTACTTCAGACAAAATGAAAGCCAAATTGGACAAAATGGTGAAAGGCGCAAAACTTACAGATCCGAACACAAATGAAGAAGGTACAATCACTTCAGACAAACCATTCTTAATGTGTGGTGAGTATTGCGTGAATATAGATTTCCCCAGCGATTCCGGAGCTTATAGTTGTGAATATTTTATTAATTGATATATGGCAGAAAATATTTTTACAGACGAACAATTATACCTAATCAGAGATATTTTTGGTGATGTTTGTGCAAATCATGTTGAGCGGGGAGATATTGATTGTGCTGAAGAAGAATTAGAAATAATCAATGCCATTCAGCGTCATTTTGACGACCCCGAATATGTGAATACGGAACACTTTGTACAAGAAGATGGGGGCTCTTGGAGTGAGATTCCTGACTATGAACCAGTAAACAAACAACAAGAGGAATAATCATGACAGACCGTACAAAAAATACCAATCCGGAAATATCGGCCGAGATAGCCGGTATCGGTTATCTCTCTCCAAGGGGAGAAGAGCTGAAGGAGGTGGCTCGGATGGAACTTGGTTTTGTCCGGGAACATATTCAAAATTACACAGAGAATGAACGGATATTTATTCTTGATGTGCTTTCTCGAGATATAGCAGGAGTTTTATTAGATGGTGACATATAAAGACATACCCACTGAATACGACCGTATTTCAGAATTGAACCGAAGATTGCGTGCTAAGCACAAATTCTTCATAAAAAAGAAAAAACATGACAAGAAAAAAAGATAAAATAAAAATATGCCAGCTAAATGGTATCAAGAAAAGAAGGATGCAGAAGTATCATGCACGTAGAATAATGAGATTAAATAATTATCAGGGACATATTGTAGCATGGCTTCGGTTGTTCGTATCATCTAAATATTTAAACCTTGATCCTGAATTAAGAAAATGTGTTGGCACTTATAAAATCAGATTTCAGGAAAAAAATAAAAATTATTATGCAGATTAGACAGTGGTATTATGGGAAACATGAAATTACACAAAATGGAAGAATGGGAATCCGTCTTCCATACAAAACAAATTGAGCACGTCTATTACACTTCTGACATGCTGGTACGTAAGGTGACCGGTTACATTATAATATGCCGAAAATCGTTGAATAACGGTATCTCAAAAAATACACCCAGACGAAAACGAGTCCGATGGGATGGCTATGGACGTTGTTACAACATCAACAACAATACCCGTTTGCGTGACCACGACATACACTTCTAATCTATCTTTTATAAAGCCGGCAAATACCTGATATTTGCCGGTATCCAAAACACTCTAAAACATGATTTCCAACTCAGACATAGAAAAGATTCTTGACCGTGCCGACATAGTAGACGTAGTAGGACAATTCGTCCAGCTGCAACGGTCCGGAGTCAGACACAAGGCATGCTGTCCGTTCCATCAGGAAGACACCCCGTCCTTCATGGTAGACCAGGCACGCGGCTTATGGTACTGCTTCGGTGCTTGCAAAGAAGGTGGCAACGTCATTAAGTTTGTGGAGAAAATAAATAACATGAACTTCCCAGAGGCGTGTCACTGGCTGGCCGACAAATACGGCATCGATATAGAAGACAAGAAAGAAGAGAAAAATCCGGAAGAGCTAAAGGCAATTCGCAAACGTGCGTCCATGTTCGCAATAAATGAATTTGCGGCTCAATACTTTCTTGCGAACCTGCAAAAAACAGAAGCTGACGCTGCACGGGCCAAAATCAAACAGAGATGGGGTGAGCAATATCCTCAGGAGCAAGGTATCGGTTATGCACTTCCTTCCTGGTCCGCTTTTGCAGACGCAGCCATCAAGGCCGGATACTCTGCCGACCTGATGGTAGAGTGCGGACTGATCCGGAAGCGCAAGGAGGGTGACGGATATTATGACTTCTATCGTGACCGTATCATGATACCCATCCGCGACCGGTTCCGGAATATCATCGGGTGGACTGCCCGCGACATGAGCGAAGTAGATGGTACCCCCAAATACCTCAACTCCTGTCAAAGCGATATATATGACAAGTCAGACAGCATATTCGGTATTGACAACGCCATCAGACAGGCTGCCAAAGAAGAAAAGTTTTATTGTGTGGAAGGTGCCCCCGATGTAATGCGCCTGCAATCCATCGGAATAAACAACACCATTGCCTCACTGGGTGCTGCCTGGACAAAGAAACAGTTCTACCAGATTAAAAGGTATGCTACTTCCCTTTGCTTCCTTCCAGACGCGGACGCCATCAAGCCAGGCGAACAGTACGGTACCGGAATAGCTGCTGTCATCAAGTCCGGCCAACTGGCTATGGAATGCGGTTTCTCTGTATCCGTAAAGGAAATTCCGTGTGGCGAAGGGAATACGAAAAATGATCCGGATTCTTACTGTACCACCCGTACCAAGTTCAAAGACCTTGACGAAGTAGATTTCATCACCTGGTATGCCGGATATGCCTTCAAGGCTGACGGTACCACCGAAGACAAAAGTGCAGCCGTATCCAAGATTGCTCAGATGGTGGCCATGGTCGGCGATGAAGTCAAAGAACAAATGTACCTGGAACAGCTGAAGAAAATCTATAACCATAAGAATCTTTGGCTGACGGCCATCAACCGTGAAAAGAAGAAAATTTCCGAATCCAAGGCAGACAAGACACAGACCATCAACCGTGACCTGCTGGCCAAATATGGATTCTTTGAGTCCAACAACTGTTATTACTCGACCAACGACGGGAAAGAATATCAGTGGTCAAACTTCGTGATGCAACCGATGTTTCACATCAAGGACTCTCTTAACCCAAAGCGACTATACCGCATCAAGAACCAGAACCGCCAGGAGGAAATCGTGGAGATGAAGCAGGAAGACCTAGTGTCGTTATCAAAATTCAAACAGAAGGTCGAAGGACTGGGTAACTATATCTGGCTGGCTACCGAAAAAGAAATGACACGCCTGAAGATGTATCTCTATGAACAGACGGAAACCGCAGTGGAGATTACCCAGTTAGGATGGCAGCGCAAAGGATTCTATGCGTTCGGCAATGGAGTATTTGACACCGAATGGCACCCGGTAGACGATTATGGCATTGTTCGCCTGGGCGATAAAGGAAACTACTATCTTCCGGCCTCCAGTCTGATTTACCGGGACGATGACAAGCTGTTCCAGTTCGAACGACGATTTGTCCACCTGAACTACTCAGGCATCTCCATGAGAGACTACTTTTCCAAGCTGGTAGGAGTTTTCGGAGATAATGCAAAAGTGGGTATCTGCTTCCTCCTGGCCACATTGTTCCGCGATGTGATTACCGGTTATACCAAGAGCTTCCCCATCCTGAACCTGTTCGGGCCGAAAGGTTCAGGAAAGTCAGAGCTCGGTCACAGCCTGATGTCCTTGTTCATTATTGACAACACACCTCCCAACATTCAGAATGCCACTATCCCGGCACTGGCCGAGCTGGTAGCACAATGTTCAAACGCCCTGGTACATATTGATGAATTTAAAAACAACATTGACATCGACAAACGCGAATACTTGAAAGGTTTATGGGATGGAGCTGGGCGCAGCCGTATCAACATGGACAGAGACAAGAAGCGTGAGATAACAGCCGTTGACTCAGGAGTCATCCTTTCCGGACAGGAGATGGCAACAGCTGATATAGCTCTCTTCAGTAGACTTATATTCCTGACGTTCTCCAAATCAGAATTTACCGATGCGGAAAAGAAACGATACAGCGAACTGGTAGACATTCGCAAACGAGGCCTGTCACACCTGACCCTTCAGATATTGCGTCATCGGGCCAAGATGGAGCAACAGTTCGTCAGCAACTTTCATTCCTGTTTGTCTGACATTATTGAAGGACTGGGGGCGGAGAAAGTGGAAGACCGAATCTTGCGTAACTGGATCATACCGCTGGCAGCCTTCAGAACGCTCGAGGGTGTACTTGACTTGCCGTTTTCATACCAGGATATTCGCAAGGTTACACTGGATGGCATAGTCCGTCAGAACGCAGAATGTAAAAGCAACAATGAATTGGCCAACTTTTGGAATGTGGTATCTTATCTGCAGCAGGATGGTGAGATATTTATCGAAGGTGATTACCGTATAGAATATGTCAATAAGTTCAAAAGTAACCTGATAAAGATTGAACAGCAGTACCAGGAACCCAAGGCCATCCTGATGATGCGCAAGAACCGCATCTTCATGCTGTATAAAAAATTTGGCAAGCAAGTTGGCGATTCAATTCTTCCGGAAGGCTCGTTGGTATACTACCTGGAGAACTCCAAGGAATACATGGGTAAAAAGAACTCAGTCCGGTTCAAAAACATACAGCGTGGTGTGGAAGTTCAGAAAATGGAAACGACTCCCACCGGAGGAATATCCTACAAAAAGACTTCGACACCGGACATTGCCCTGTGTTTCGATTACAAGATGATTAAGGATACTTATAATATTAACCTCGAAGTAGAGGTGGAAGGCAATGAGACTACAAGTGATGATTTAGATGAGTAATAAAAATGGTTTTAGAGTTGTAGAAAGGCGTGGCGTCGTGAGGACGCTGCGCCTTTTTTTATATGCCCGGAGCAGTACTCACCCTTTTCAAATGGGGTGAAAAAGGCTTCTACACTTTCTACACCTTCTACAATGTTAATAATGAGATATTTATATATTCTACATACATTCTACAAACCTTCTACAAAATTCTACAAAATGCCGTTTTTGTTAAAACCTTCTACAAATTACTTCATTTTCTACATAATTTCTACAATTGTAGAAGCCTTATAAAATTATAAACTATTGATTACCAGCATATTTTATTTTCTGTAGAAAGTGTAGAAAGTGTAGAAGGCAAAAAGTATGTCATATCTGGAAATATACTTTTTGCTTTTGGAGCACATTAATAGCATATTTATTTATCTAAAAAGTAATATATATATTATATTTGTAATAGATAATCAATTCATTATGAGCCACATTGTGTTTTATATTAAACTGGAGCCTTATTTAAAGCAATGGCTTCACAATAGCCTGGGAAATCCGGTGGTATTTCCACCGCAGAGTAATGAGAATGCTGTTATCCGCCGTTTCCTCCGGAAAAGGCCACCGGAAGTTCAGCCGGAAATGGCAGAAGACGAATTGACAGCCATCGTCATTCCCGACAGCAAAGCCAAACCGCCGCAATATTATAACTACCTAGGCAAAAAAGCCAAGGCAGCTGTAAAGGAGACCATCGAAGACCTGTTCCGGGCGAACCTCTGGAATGAGATGAGCGACCTGACCAAGCGCGATTGCGGACTTAACAAGACCATCGCTGCCTGGTGTGAAATGCACGGCATCGATGACGACTATTCGGAGACTGTCAGACAGAAATACTACCGTATGAGGACCAGTTATAGCCGGAGAGGTATCTTTTTAGGTTCTTTAACCAGAAAACACTCGGATGAGTAGGCCGTTTTTGTACAAACCCAAACAACACCGAACACACATAATCCAATAACGATAATCATGGTACATCTGATTCAGAACATTAGAAAAGTAGAATGCATCGAGGCCTATCACCTTCAGCATTCAGACATCATAGCCGACCGGGGAGTATGGCTGAATGTCTACCAGCAATTCAGCCCAATTTCAACCATCGGGCTGAGTTCAGTCGAGATTTCCGACAAAATCGAGAACAAACAACGCATTTTCACCACCAAACTCACCATGTTCCGGTCAAAGAAGCTGCTACCTGGTGCCAAAAAGTTCTGCTTCAAGGTAACAACCGTCACCGGCTCCCAGTTCCTGATTGGTTCATCCGAAAAGCCCTACCCCGTCATACAAAACGAAGAGACTTTTCCGTCCGCAGCCAGTGGACGGGCAGGTGTTACCGTCACAGTAACCCTGACCTCCCCTATTCCGATGCTTGCCATATTAGATTAGAGTCTTTTTATGCAATATATATAAGGTATAATATTGCGTAGACTAATTTTCGACAACATGGATTATAGTATTAGTATTGATTCACACATCGGTCCTTGGGGATATTCGAAGAACTATATCCGAAGCCAGATGTCAGGCTTGAAAAACAAGCCTGTCAATGTGCGTGTATCGTCCCTCGGTGGCTCGGTAGACGATGCGCTCGACATCCGGCAGCAGTTTCTTGATCACGGCAACGTGACTTGCTACCTGTATGGATACGTGGCCAGTGCGGCTACCATCCTGGCTACTGGTGCCAAGAAAACCTGCATGTCCAAATATGCATTCTATCTTATTCATAAGGTGTCAAACTGGGTGGATGCCTGGGGCAACTACAATGCCGACCAGATTCAGCAGCTTATCGACGACCTGAAGGCTAACAAGCTGGAGAATGACAAGATGGACTTGGTGCTGGCCAACCTCTACGCCAACAAATGCAAGAAAAAAGTGGATGACATTCTTCCAATCCTGAAAGAAGGACGATGGCTTAGTGCCCAGGAAGCACTTGAATACGGATTCATTGACGAAATCGTAGAAGACGGTTCAAAACTGAACTTCGACGATGCCATGAAGACCCGTTTCAACATGTTCCATCTTCCGGCTTTGCCTGCGATGGAGGACAAGACCGAAAGTCCGGAAGCAGAAACCGCGCCCAGTTGGTTCAACAATTTCGTGAACAAATTCTTCAAGGGACACCAGCCGGATACTCCACAGGCACAAAATAAACCACTCAATCATTCAACAACACAAATGAAAAAGGATTATCAGAAAGTCAATTCCATCTTGAAAATCGAGGGTGTGGAAGTTGACAAGGATGGTAAGGTAACGCTTACCGAAGAACAGGTCAAGGCCCTCAATGACCGCATCACCAATCTGGAACAGGAATCTTCTGATAAAGACAATCAGATTTCAGAGCTGAAAAAGCAGAATGAGAACCTGAAAAAGACCGATGGTGAAGACACCACTCACATTAATGGTGACGAAGGTGAGAATGATGACCTCACAAAGCTCAACACAGCACAAGAAATGTTCAACAACGTAAAAGAATTGTTATAATATGGCAGATACAAAAGGTTACGTACAGATTACTGATGAACAGCTTGCCAAGTCGGCTGTCAAGTATAGAAAAGAATTGCTTATGATGCCTGTTCTTGCCATGGCTTCAACTTTGCAGCACATGTCTCAGAGACCTGGTGTTATAGGGAAAGAGACTGTAGGTGAAGTTAATGGTGACATTGAACTCGGGCCGTATGATGAAGGGCGTGTTGATGAAAATGGTGTATCCATTGATCCGCGTACATTAGAGACTTTCTTAGGTAGCGTAGTGAAAAAGTTTTCCCCGAACTCTGTATGGCAAACAGTTTATGGCAACTTGATTTCAAAGGGGGAAGCTTTAAAGAATGTCGACATCACCCGTCAGGTTCTTGCTTTCCTTTCCGCTAAACTCGGAGCTAATCTTAATGCTGTCTTATGGTCTGCTAAACGTAATGAGAGTGGAACAAAATCAAAAGACCTTTTTAATGGCTTTGATACCATCACAAAAACAGAAATGGACGCTTCCAAGATTTCTACAGACCTTAAAAACATGTTTACTATCGAGGCTATCAGCAAAGACAATGCTGTGGATGTTTTAAAGGAATTCTACCGTGCTGCCGACCCCCTGTTGCGAGAAACTCAAACTAAACTGTTTATCCCTCAGGGTGTTTATGACAACTATGTAGACGATTATCAGGCTACCGTTGGCCATGTTCCTTATAATACGTCATTTGAGAAGACGTTCCTCGAAAGTTCCAACAATAGATGTGAGCTGGTTCCTTTGGCTAACAAAGCCGGTTCCGCTTTCATTCACCTTACTACAAAAAGTAATATGCTCGTTGGTTACGGTAATGGTGCTGATAAGGAAACGATTCTGGTAGAAAAGCATCATCCATTCAAACTTGACTTTGTTGCTACCATGTTTTTTGGTGCTGAATTTGAAACAATTTCTAAAGAGCGTCTGCTGGTGGGTACCATCGACGGTACAACTCCGGTTCTCGCTGGCATAGGAGGGTAAATTATGGCAGTAGATTGTACAAGCAAAGGGATGTACGAATCCCTTTCCTGGTGCCCAGGTCAGACCTCGCAGCCAGGTATCAGACGTAAGGTTTTCTTCATTCCGAAAAGCTGGATTGAAAAATGGCCGGTGCTTCCTGACATTGACGGAGCGGAGAGCATGGCTGCATTAGCCACATACGAAGGCGACTTTGTGCTGGCGGCAGACAAGAAATGGCAGTACCTGGAGGTATTGACCACCAAATCCAACATTGCCTCTGATTCACAAGGTGAAAAGCCTTCCAAAACGATTCTTAACAAAGCCACATTGTTATATGCCGGTACAGACGAAGAAGCATCAGGATTTTGCCGACAGGCAAATAATGATGAGATGATTTATCTGTGCCAGCAGCGTAACGGAAAGTTTCGCGTGGTAGGTTCAGAAGCTTATGATCCTGATACAACAATCTCCCAGACCTCTGGTGAAGGAGAAACAGGTACAGCAGGAACTACCCTCACGGCACAGTGTACGGACATTTGCCCGTCACCGTTCTACACAGGTAAAATCGAAACAGAAGATGGCGACATTTCCGGAGCGGATGGTAGTGCCATTGAACCAGGGCCATAATCATAAGGAGATAGTTTTATGTATATAGATGAACAATTAACCATAAACATGCAAGGCTGGCTCAATACGGAGCCGGCCAAGCGTGACCTGATGAAAGGTGCGGAAATGGTACTCAAGCTGACCCGTAACCGCATCCTTTATCAGAATATTTCCCACAATCCGCAGAAGTTTGCAAGCAAGATTGAATATGAACTGAAGAAACATCTGGCCATCCGCCTGGACCGAAAGACGATTCAGGACGTGGTCAAGATGGACAAAGAACTGGTTCCGGCCGTAGCTGAAACACTGGCCACCTTCCAGCCTGAAATCAGTTCTGACGACGACACACCGCAAGAAGCGACCATTGCCAAAGGCAAACGCGCGGATCATGATTCACTACCCGAAGAAATCCGTCAGCTGTGGGAAGACAACAAAGACATCTACTTCCGCCTGAAGCAGACTTTTGAAACTTTGAAAACCATGAAGGATGCTCTTCCATGCGACAGGTACGAATACCTGAAGCAACTGGAAGAACTGGATGCCAGATATCGGGATAGCATGAACAAGTACGACCATTTCAATCCGGACACTCAGGGTGCCGGCGGTGCAGAAGGTGAATCACCTGAAGACCCCGCTGAAATGGCAAAAAAAGTCAGTGCAGCCCGCGGCTATCTGTCAGACAACAAGAAGAAACTGGCAGAGCTGAAGGAATCAGGAGACCAGGAGAAGTACGAGAAGCTGCTGGCCAAAGTACAGCAGAGATACGACTTCCTTATCTCCACTGGAAACAACGTAGGAGAAGACCAGGTGAATGCCTTACGTGAATTAGGGTTGAAAGCATGAAACATGTAAACCGATTGCTGAAGCCGTTATCCGATGTGCCGTTACAGGCGTACCTGGATAACCGGCTTCAGCTTTTTGATGTCCTCGAGTTCATCCTGTCACAGACCGGACCGGCTAAAGTCTACGTGTCCACCTTCTCTACTTCCGAGGAGTTCTTGCGCAGATTGTTCTCTCTCCGAAAACGGCAGCTGATTCTTCACTCTGTCCTGATGGCCGACCTGAAGGCAGCTAAGAAGACTGTAAATCTGTACACCTTTATGTCTTCCGTATTCGATGATGTGTACCTCACGGAGAATCACTCCAAGGTACTGCTTATCGAGAACGACCGCTGGATGGTTACAGTCGTTACCAGCTAGAACCAGACGCGAGGAAACCGGACCGAATGTGCGATGATCACGACGCAGCCCGACATCTTCCTTACCTTACGAGACCAGTTTTCCGAAATTATTAATACACGCAGCATACACCTCAATGGAATTCACTTCAGCACAGATTGACAGAATCAAGGAACTTGCCACGATGCTCACCCCGGTATCAGACATTGCAGTCCTGATGGACGTAGACGAACGCCGTCTGCGAGAAATCATTTCCGACAAATCCCATCCGGTCAGCATAGCCTACCGCAAAGGGAAAGCCGAACGGGCACTGCAAATCCGGCAAAACGAGCTGGAGCTGGCCGAAGCCGGAAGCCCGCTGGCGGTGCAGCTTGTGGGTTCCTACATCCGTGACATGGATTCCGACGAAGATTTATAACTATGCCATTACCCGCAACGATTGATATTGCCAAAGAAAACCTCTTCGCCTCGGTCGACGAGATGCGAGAGCGTAACATTCCCGAAGTCATCCAGCAGCGTCTGCTCCGGCTTCGGGACATGTATAATTACTGGCTCCAGTACCCGCGCATACGGGAACAGGAAATAGTGCTCGAGCTTCAGAAGCGATACCAGATACAGAAGTCAGCTGCCTACGAAGACATCCGCATCATCAAATACCTGCTGGGTGATTTGAACAAAGCCACCAAGGACTACCATCGCTACCGCTTCATCCAGCGCAACGAAGAGAGTTACGAGATGGCCAAGCGCATGAAGGACGCCCGGGCGATGGCCGCCTGTGACAACTACTACGCCAAGTACATGCAGCTCGACAAGGAGGATGCCAAGGACTTAGGCTACGACAAGATTGTGGTGCAACCCTTCCAGCCGGACAGCGACCCGACGATTATCGGAATCAAACCGATACCGAACATCCGGCAGCGCATTGCGGATAAGATAAAGCAGTACATGAATGAGGATGTCCAGGACATCCAGTTTGAGGATGCCGACTTCAACGAGGACGACATTTTCAACCCTAAAAAATCACAGGAGGCACCCGAACCATGAGAGAATACTTCCATGACACCCAGCAGCAGGTCCTATTCACCCCGGCAAAAGACATAGTGCTTTGTGCCGGACGTGGTTGGGGGAAAGGTCCGATTCATGCCGCCATCAACCTGCGCAACATGCAGCGCATGCCAGGAAGCATCACCGGCTTTGTGGCGGCC